GCACCAGTGTTAGCCAACTCATGTGGCATCGTTGTGTTATTTAAACCAGGTGAAGCATTACGTGCTACTGTTTCTTTCCAATAACCATCTCCTCTAGTATTATTGTAAGCAGAAAACTCTACGTAATAATCATCTTCAGGTTGGTCACTGTTAAGTATTTTAATATGATGACCATCATATGATTGTAGAGATAATTTACTTACATCTACTACTTCATCTTGAAATGATTCTAACGCATTATTAGTATTACCACCTTTAGCACTAAGAGTAAAAGCTACAGCAGTACCACCAGGAGTACTGTAATTTGTTACTACACCATTAGCTTCATTTGTACGTTTAATTACAAGGCTATTACTATAGGATTCTAAGTACCATTTACCAGCAAAATCTGCATTACCTGCAGTATGTTGCGCCTGAATTAAAGTTACAATAGAACCAAGTATATCATGTGTAGCATGTGTTCCGGTAAGGAGTGTATCAAACGTAGCAGAAGATTGAGCAGTAGCTACTGCATCTAACCCTTGAATAGTTGTTGTGTATACATCACCATTCTGAACAGACAACAGCTTTAGAGTACCTTCAGAGTTAGCAACAAATGTACCAGCTGCTTGCATAGCAGTGGTAACAGTTTTGTTAGTAATAATGGTAGTGTCTTGAATGCTACGGAAATGGTAATCGTTTTGTGTAGTACCAGTTAGATATGCAGTACCAGTATTAGTTACAGTACAGAACGTGCCATCAGCAGCAGTCCAGATAAAAATATCAGTACCTTTAATGCAACCAACATAAGAGCCAGCACTAGCACGGTCAATATAAAACCAAGCTGCACCTGCTAATTCAGACTTGCTAAATGCTGTGCCATTAGCTTTTTTTAATACATTAGTGTGACGCATTCCAGGTCTTTTTAGTAGACCAAAGGTAGGGTCAGGGTAACCGTTAACGCATTCAGTTAATTGATTTAATAATTTTTTGTCATCATTTTGTGTAGATACACCACCTAGAAAATTAGGTGTTAGTTGAGTTACTGCTGGCATTAGCGTTGTAAGGTATGGAACGGTTGATAAGGCTGATAATAGTTACCACTCTTAGGTGCTCCAAAGAAACTAAAGTCTTCTTGATTACACTCATACTCCATAGCTGTAGCACGAGTAAAGGCTTCTTTCTGTTGTAGCATTTGGTATTGATTACCATCACCAATAATACGACTAGATACAATAGAAGCAGCACGTGCTACAATGAAAGCTTGGATAGGATCAGGGATATCTTTCCAGTCAAAGTACCAAGTAATATCAACATAAAGTGTTTCGTCTGTCCATTTGTTAGAGTGTTTCTTTTTGTCGTAGAGTTTACCACCACGATTAATAGATTCCCTATCAATGTTTTGTGTGTAAGTTCTATTCAGATCCATTTGAAGAACATTATTAGCAATGTTTACTTCGTTATTAGAATCAGGTGTAATTGGATAATCCAATTCTTTATTGAAGGACCAGCCTTCTGATTGTACTTCACGCGAGACTTCCCTCAGGGTGTTGAGTGCAATTGCAACGTCCGGGTTGGTTTGATTTTCAACTCTACTTGTAACGCTGGATTGAGTAAGAGCACGTTCTGCAACAGTTTGTGAAATGTTAACAGTGTATTCATACGTAACAGGATCTGTAGCAGGGGAAGCTTCGACACCAGCAACAGCAATAGATGTGCCAGTAGTCACACCAGTACCGCCGATATAAGTTCCGACAGGAATATTAGCAGTAGTAGTGGTTAGCGTTGTGCCAGAGATAGAACCAGTGAACCTTGCGGTTTCATTAATTACAAGAGTTTCTTCAGTTGTCAACGTGGTAACAGGAGCCTGACCAACTGACGCCAGGATCTGATTAACAGCTTGTAGCTCAGTGTTGGAGCCAGTAGTAGGAAAAGGCATAGTTTGATAATGAGTATTATTCTCAATAAAGAATTAAAAAAAAGGAGCCTCCGAAGAGACTCCCAATATAATATAAATTAGAATGCGGCAGGCTTGGTAGCAGTACCGGCAAACAGTTCAACAGCAGCAGCAGGGTTCAGATAATCCGCTCCCATAGCTAAGCGCCCCAAAATTACGTCGCCCTGGTAAATCACGGATACATCCCCACTGGTTACTTGAACCTGAGGAGCAATCGCTTCGACACAACCAGCAGCTTCACGCTGGAAGATCAAACCACAGCTATTAGCAAATTCGGTTTCTTCACCGTACTCGTTGTTGATACCGGTAACATCGTTAGCAGCATCTTCAACAGCTTCAGATACGAACGAACCGGTGTTACCAGGATCGGTAATACCAGGGTTAGTAGCAGAACCAGTACCGTACTTAGTACCATACTGAGAGAAGAAAGGAATATTCATGGACTTGTAGATCTTGATACCTGCGATCTCCACGATTCCGTCGCCACCTTGCAGTGCGGAACCTTGAACGTCGCGGTTGATCAGACCATTAGAACCAACGGCTTGGATCAGTGCATAGTACTGACGGGGGTTGAGAACGCCCACACGTCCGTCCTGGCTGACTCCCTTTTCGTCCATTGCAGCGGCTGCATCATAGAATGCATTTACCAAAGCAGTAGAAGAATAAGCATCAGATGCAGATGTAGTAGTACCAACACGAACCTGAGTACCACCGGGCTCAACATAGCCAGCAGCAGTAATAGGTGATGCTGCACGTGCGCCACGAGTGACGGCACGGAAGATCAAACGATCATACTTTTCTGCAAGAGCATAGCCGATCTTACGGCTAATCTCAGAGCGCAGATCGTAATGAGAAAGAGTCTCATCAAGGTCATAAACGAAAGCTGAACTGATCAGCAGGTCGTCAACCGTGATGGTCTTCTCAGCCACAGGAGGCGCATTGTTGCTATCACCAAGGATGCTGTTCCCAGGTGTATGGTACTCAGACTTGGTACGACCTGTGTAGATGAACTGCAAAGATTTGCCGTTCTTAAGTGTACGCTTCATCACAAGATCGCGAGCGATCGTATTGCGTTGGAAGCCTTTGAACATTTCTCCACTGAACAGTTTCAGATAGAGAGCGCGGGTATCACCCGCCAGGTTAGCCTGACCCAGCTGAGTAAGCTGAGTGGGGTTAACAGAAGATTGAAAAGCCATTTAAAAAAAGAGAGTAATAATATAGACTCTCAAAGATCTTTGAGTTATTTAATTTGTATTGTGGTCTATCCCACCGTCTAGACGGCAAAGGGTATCCTCGTAAGGGCCAATGCCAATAGTGATGAGGGGAATTGCACCCCTCTTTAAGATCTATCTCACTTGGTGTACTTGACACCGCGATAGCAATAAGTCTTGCCCTGCACAGTAACCTCCTTAAGAAGCTCCACAAGCCCCGTTCCATGCTTATGGTGTCATGCGTCCCGAAGGATGAACGGACGTGCTTCTAGCCGACTGTAGGTGCCACCAGGGCAACAGGTGTAGAGCTAGTTGAAGCTAGGTCAAGTGGGAAGTTGTGTGCATTACGTTCATGCATTACTTCCATACCAAGACCAGCACGGTTCAAGATGTCAGCCCAGGTATTCAAGACGTGACCATCTGAAGACTGGATTGACTGGTTAAAGTTAAAGCCATTCAAGTTGAATGCCATAGTACTAACCCCAAGAGCAGCAAACCAGATACCTACCACAGGCCAAGCAGCGAGAAAGAAGTGCAAGCTACGGCTATTATTGAATGATGCATATTGAAAGATCAAACGTCCGAAGTAACCATGTGCAGCTACGATGTTGTATGTCTCTTCTTCTTGACCAAACTTGTAGCCATAGTTTTGACTGACCTCTTCAGAAGTTTCACGTATAAGTGAGGACGTAACAAGCGACCCGTGCATAGCACTGAATAGCGAGCCACCGAAAACTCCAGCAACACCGAGCATGTGGAACGGGTGCATGAGTATGTTATGTTCGGCCTGGAATACGAACATGTAGTTGAAGGTTCCTGAAATACCCAAAGGCATAGCATCGCTAAACGAGCCTTGACCGAAGGGGTAGACAAGAAATACTGCGGACGCCGCAGCAACAGGAGCAGAGTATGCGACAAAGATCCAGGGCCTCATTCCAAGTCGATAACTAAGTTCCCACTCACGTCCCATATAGGCGTAGATGCCGATCAGGAAGTGGAAGACAACCAGTTGGAAAGGACCGCCGTTGTAGAGCCACTCGTCGAGTGAGGCAGCTTCCCAGATTGGGTAGAAGTGCAAGCCAATGGCGTTGCTGGAAGGAACAACAGCACCAGAGATGATGTTGTTGCCATACATCAGTGAACCTGCAACAGGCTCGCGGATGCCGTCGATATCAACCGGAGGAGCGGCGATAAAAGCAACGATGAAGCAAGTGGTAGCGGCAAGCAGTGTGGGGATCATCAATACACCGAACCAACCGACATAAAGACGGTTGTTGGTGGAGGTGACCCACTCACAGAAGTTGTTCCAAATATTCTTTTGTTGTTGTAGCGCGATTGTAGACGTAGCCATTTAAATAGTAGTGCATGTTTATGAAGCGATTAAGTAAGGGCAAATGCCAATAGGAGCCAGGTCCGACTCTGAGGTGCCTGACTCCAAATTGATTAGATAACTCTCTGGCAAATAGCGTAATAATGTTCACGATCAGTAAGACCG